AAACGATATTTCATTTCAAGTGGCATCGGGAACATCACACGAGTTAATTGGTTATCGTGTTACATATACTCCCAACCCAGATTATAACGGGGTCGATAGCTTTCATTATCAAGTAATAGATCCGTGTGGAGGTGTTTCATCAAATTCAGCAGAAGTAAAATTGATTATTGCAGCAGTTAATGACTTTCCTGAAGCACAACCACCGCCTACATTTTGTTGTCCAAAAAAACCATTACATAATCCAGTCCATCATAACTATAAAATTGGCCAAATGGCAAGTAAAAAATTAAAAAGATGTAATCAAATGCAATATTCACAGAATAGTTATAGTATAAAATTACATAAATCAAATATTAATAACATATGTACAACACAAATTACCGAACAAAATGTTCAGGTTTCTATAAATAATAGTAGCAATAGTATTATCAGTAATAGTAATGATAATATTAAATGTCGTCAAGCTCCTAAAAATAAGTTTTAGTATTACCAACCTATTGGTGTATAATTATACATATATTGTTGACTAATTTTGAATTAAATTTAGGAATCCAATTTAATAATTTAGAAATTTAGAAATTTAGTAATTAAATAATTTAATGAATTTAGTAATACAATTTAATAATTTAGAAATTTAGTAATTAAATATTTTAATGAATTTTGTAATTTAAAATTGTAATTTAATTAAATTATTTAATTACTATTTTAATTTTTATTTTTTTCTTTTACTATAATATAATGAAAAGACATATGAAAGGCAGCGATGGCAAATACCATATTAATGGTAAAAAGTATGAAATATTAATTGGTTCCCGCGCTCAAGTTGGCCATGGAACTGCGTATAAAACAAAATATGGTTTGAAAAAGGATGGTCTTGTATATAATAAACATGGGCGATTTGTTTCGAAAAAGAAGCATTTATCTGCAAAAAGAGAGAAACGCCTCGAAAAGCACGGATATTTTACCCAGAAAGGTAAATTTGGAGCTGTTAAAAGAGGTTCTAAAAAAGCACACACAAAAGGTAGAAAAGGCAGAAAGAGAGGCACCAAACACAGACGCAGAAGATAGATATATTATATGACAAATTAAGAATTTGAAAGATTTATCAATATATTATATAAAATATATTGATAAAATGAGATAACTTTAGAAGTAAAAAATATTTATGGCAATTTTTTACTTATTCCAATAACTAATCCAACAAATAAAATAGCCAAAGGTGTTCCTAAAACACTGAATTTTTCTTTAACACTTGCGTTAGACATTAATATCATTACGCCAAGAATATCTAATACAAGAAATATTCCAACTGCAGTTAATACGTCACCCGTAAATCCAAGAGTTCCTGGACCACCAACAACTAAATTAGTCAAAAATCCAAACATTTATATATATAAAATATAAAAAATATAAATCCTAAATATTATTTTATTTAAAATAATATTTATTTCAAAATTATTTAGAAGATTGAACACATATTAAATAAATAAGATGCTCGGGGAGATTATCAAACATCAATCACTTTCACAAATATGCAATAGATTTGTAAACAAACTTCGCTTAAAATATAATAATAACATTACTGTTGGCGAATATATGGTTGAACGATTTATTAATCAACAAATTAATATTGGATATAGTTCTATACAAAATTATGATACCCCTTTCTTTACAATGGTTAACAAATATAAAAAATTCGATATAGTATTTAATAGTTTTGATGCTACAGCTGGACAATGTGCTGTATCGTATGCTAAACATACAGAAAACACTGGCCTTATATTTAGTACGTATGAACGTGGATTTAGTAATATATGCAGAACATTAGATAATGCGGTATCTAGTGCGACCCCGCTAATGTTAATATTATTTTATGATCAACAAATAGAATATGACGTTAGTTCATATTTACTACCAGAAAGAAGATATCTTAAAACTCATCATACGATACAAACTCATGAAAAATTTCCTAATATGATGGAATATATGTTAACTATGGCTGAATTACCAAAAAAAGGACCAGTCCAATTAAATATATGTAATAAAATTCTTAAAAAACAGGTTAATCTAGACGATATTAATGTTGATGGCTCTCCAGTTGATGGCTCTCCAGTTGATGGCTCTCCTCATAATATTATATATTATCCCCGACTTCACCATATACCTTTCACCAAACCATATTGTGTAAAACAATTACAACCGGTACCTCCCAAAACCTATTCAATACAACACAGTTCCGACGATAAAGAACAAAATTTATTACAGTATTTTGAACAACATTATGAACAAATTGATTTAATTAGGGGAACAGAAAATATTGAGCAAAAAAGCAAATAAATAAAAATTGAAAAATATATAATTAAAAAATTTAGACATATAACTCCATATAAAAGTATATGTCTAAAATGGAAGATTTAAATAAGTATCAGAAAAAAACTGATCGCGAACATATTTTAGACAATCCAGATACTTATATTGGAAGTATTGAATTAGTCGATTCAGATGAATTCATATTATCTACAAACGAGCCAAACGAGCCAGATGATATAAATAAAGCTACAATTACCAAATTATCTATTAATCGAAAAAAAATCCATTATATTCCCGGACTATATAAACTTTTTGATGAAGGAATTGTAAATTGTAGAGATCATGTTATTAGAATGCAACAAAAACTAGCATCTGGCGATAAACTAACCATTCCCGTAACAAATATAGAAATCGATATATTAGACGATGGAACAATAACTATGTGCAATGATGGCAATGGAATAGATATTGCAGAACACCCCGAATATAAAATATGGATTCCAGAATTGATTTTTGGTCATCTTCGTACATCAACAAACTATGATAAAACGGAAAAGAAAATTGTAGGTGGAAAAAATGGTTTCGGTTTTAAGCTAGTTTTAGTATGGTCTGTCTGGGGGAAAATCGAAACGGTTGATCATACTAGAGGATTAAAATATGTTCAAGAATTTCATAATAATTTAGAAACAATAGATAAACCCAAAATCACTAAAGCTACAAAAACCAAACCATATACAAAAGTATATTTTAAACCAGATTATAAACGTCTTGGTTTACCGGGATTAACAGATGATATTATTCGATTGTTAAAACGCCGAGTATATGATATTGCCGCAGTAACTGATAAATCGGTCAAAGTAAAATTAAATAATGAAGTTGTTCCTGTTAAAAATTTCTGTAATTATATAAGTTTAATATTGGGAGGGAATGATTATAAACACGAAGAATCAAATGAACGATGGGAATATGCTGTAGCACTTACTCCTATTGGGGAATTTATGCAAGTATCATTTGTCAATGGCATATATACCAATAAAGGTGGTAAACATGTTGAATATATTTTAAATCAAATAACTAAAAAGTTAATCGATTATATTAAGCAAAAAAAGAAGGTCGATGTTAAACCATCGGTTATAAAAGAACAAATTGCCCTATTCATACGATGTGATATTGAAAATCCGGCATTTGATAGTCAAACAAAAGATTATATGAATTTACCTGCGGCTAAATTTGGATCTTCATGCACCGTAAGCGATAAATTCATTGATAAAATTGCAAAAATGGGTTTGATGAACACAGCGTGTGATATTACAGATATTAAAGAAAATAAAAACGCTAAAAAAAGCGATGGTAATAAAACCCGTTCAATAAGAGGAATTCCCAAATTGATAGATGCAAATTATGCAGGAACAAATAAATCGAATGAATGCACGATTATTTTATGCGAGGGAGATTCAGCGAAATCGGGTATTGTGTCTGGATTATCGCGCGAAGACAGAAATTATATTGGAATTTATCCAATGAAAGGCAAATTATTTAATATTCGCGGAGAATGTATTGCAAAAATTAATGAAAATAAAGAAATTTCAGAAATTAAACAAATTCTTGGATTAGAACATGGTCGTACGTATACATCTGACGATGTTAAGACAATCCTTCGATATGGAAAAGTATTATTTATGACAGATCAAGATTTAGATGGTAGTCATATTAAGGGATTAGGAATTAATATGATTGATACTGAGTGGAGGTCTCTAATAGAAATCCCCGAATTTATTGGATACATGAATACTCCGATTTTAAAAGCAACGCGAGCTAATAATGTGGTGGAATTTTATAATAATGGTGAGTTTGAAGTATGGAAAAAAGATAATGATGTCAGTAAATACAAAATAAAATATTACAAGGGATTAGGTACTAGTACAGGAACAGAATTTAAAGAATATTTTAAGAAAAAGAAGATCGTTTATTTTGTCAGTAATGGTGAATCTTGTATAAATACAATTGATATGGTATTTAATAAAAAACGCAGTAATGATCGGAAAACGTGGTTAGAGAAGTATGATCGCGAATCGTATTTAGATACAAGTAAAGATAGTGTTTCATATGAGGAATTTATAGATAATGATTTGATACACTTTTCGAAATATGATAATGATAGATCTATTCCGAATTTAATTGATGGATTAAAAATTAGTCAACGCAAGATTTTATGTTCAGCATTTAAGAAAAATCTTACTTCGGAAATCAAGGTAGCACAATTTAGTGGATATGTATCCGAACAATCTGGATATCATCATGGCGAAGCCAGTTTAAATGGTACAATAATTGGTTTGGCTCAAGATTTTGTTGGTTCAAATAATATTAATCTATTCGAACCACTGGGACAGCATGGAACACGCATTAAGGGTGGGAAAGATGCGGCCTCTGAAAGATATATTTTCACAAATTTAAATCGACTTACGCGATTAATTTTCCCAGAAATTGACAATAAAATTTTGACATATTTAGATGATGATGGTGTAATCGTCGAACCAATTTATTATGTACCAATAATTCCGATGGTATTGGTGAACGGATGCAAGGGTATTGGGACTGGATTTAGTACAGATATTATGTGTCATAATCCATTACAAATCATAGAAAAATTAGAATGTTTATTAAATTATGAGGAATCGCATTCAGAAATTGAAATTGAACCATATTATAAAGGATTTAGAGGAACTATTGAAAAAATACCAGATCATATTAATAAAACAAAATATAGTAAATATTTGCTGAAAGGAATATATGAAAAAATCGGTAATGATAAAATTCGTATAACAGAATTACCAATCGGTTCATGGACACAAGATTATAAAGAGTTTTTAGAGTCTTTAATTACGACATCAAAGGATAAAGGAAAGGATAAAGAGAAAGCTACATCCACAGAATCTTATATTAAAGATTACACTGATATGAGCACAGATACAAATGTCGAATTTATTGTTTCCTATTATCCGGGTATGCTTATAAAATCCATGCTAGAAAAACATGAAAATGGAATTGATGGTGTTCAAAAACTATTAAAACTATATTGTTTGCATTCTACATCTAACATGCATTTATTTAATGAACGCGAACAGTTAAAACATTATGACAATGTTAATGAAATTATTGAGGAATATTATAGTATTCGATTGGAATATTATAATAAACGTCGAACCAATCAGATTGATCAACTAAATAAAGAATTGATTATATTAAGTAATAAAGCTAAATATATTGGTGATACTTTAGATGATAAAATAGATTTACGTAAAAAATCCCGCGATACGATTGATTTGATGATGGAAGCAATGAAATTTGAAAAAATCGAAACTAATAATACTTTAAATTTTAATTACTTAATCAAGATGCCAATGGATAGTGTATGTCAGGAAAACGTTGATCGGTTGATGAAAGAGACAGGAGATAAACAAATAGAATTGGAAAAGATTAAAGCTACTAATAGTGAAAGTATGTGGTTAAAAGAACTGTCAAATCTTAAACAAGAATATTTACGGTTCATTGATCGTGGACAGAATATATGCGAAAAAGATCCGAAATCAAAAGTAAAAAGTAAAAAGTAAAACATCACTAATATTATATTTAAAAAGATCATATCATTTTAAAACCATGGTTTCAATTCTAAAGTCTTATTTTTCATATTCGATAATATTGGTAAATCATGTGGAACAGCTATAGTACTGGCGTCCTCACAATATTTATAATATCCAAGTAATTCTGAATGAATCGTTTTAACACAATAATCCACTACTAATTTATTAAGTGCTTCAATCTGTTTAGTAATATTGGTTGAATTATTATTTGACCATTGTAAATATGTACTTCTCATTACAATTTTTAGTTCTATTTCGTTTTGATTATCTATTACTTTTTGTGTTTTATCAAATATAGCTTTTTTAATTGCATTTTGAATCAACTGTATATTTTTAGAATGAAAATATGTATTAGATAATGATGATGATTCTAAATTACCATTTAAAGCATCACAATAACTTGTTGATTTATTATTTAGTGGTATTTTATCCATCAAATTAAATTGATTAACTTGATTAACTTGATTAACTTGATTAACTTGATTAACTTGGGTCGGTTTATTCATTATATTGACTCTGCCATTTGCACAAAACATATAATATATATTGATATAATATTATTTACTTTATTATTTACTTTATTATTTAATTTATTATAAAGTAAATAATATTTTATTATTTTAATTTAATATATATATGAATGAATTTAATTCGTTAGTATTAAATATTGCTGTAGTCGTTTTAATTATAGCATTAATAGTTGTAGGAATGATACTATATTATTCTATTAGAGACAGCAAATTCCCACCGTTTGAAACAAGTTGTCCAACATATTATACACTTGATACATCTGGAAATTCGTGTAAAATAAATTCAGTATATGACAATAACCAATTCAACACGCATGCAGCAAATGTATCATCTAATTGTACTAATGTTCCATTAAGTCAATTTTATCAAAATAATTATACCGATTCGGACACGTTATGTGCTAAAAAGAAATGGGCGAATAATTGTAGTATATTTTGGGATGGAGTAACAAATAACCCAAATGCATGCATTAAACATTCTGACAATTTATTTGTATAAAAATAATATTTCTACTAAATTGTATTTATTAAAAAATTATTTAAACGTTATTTATTTTTTAATATAAAATGAGTACAAAATCTATATATTATCCAAGTAATATTGTTGGTTCATTAATTGTAAATGCCGAAACAGGAATTCCATATAAAAATTGTAGAGTAGGCAGTATTGCAGAACATACTTTTTTTCGAGTAATTGATTCGACCGGATATTGTAACAGTAATGGTATCAAAACATTTGGTAATTCTATTAGTAATAAATTGTTTTATGAAAATTATGACCAATATATTAAACACCGATGTAATAATACTGAAAACAATTAAAAACAATTAAAAACAATTAAAAACAATTAAAAACAATTAAAAACAATTAAAAACAATTAAAAACAATTAAAAACAATTAAAAACAATTAAAAACAATTAAAAACAATTAAA